TGATTCCTGAGTTAGCGACACCACAGGGTGATGCGGTACGGAAACAAATCCGTGACTATGCGAAGTCTGTAGGTTGGTCTGACCAAGAACTCAGTTCCGTGTATGACAGTCGTGCTGTGCAAACCTTGTATAAGGCAATGAAGTATGAGCAACTTCAAAAGAGCAAACCAGAGTTGAATAAACGACTTGTGGCTGCCCCTAAGATGATGCGTTCTGGTACTTCTGCACCTCCTACAAGGTCTGCACAAGATAAACAGGCTATGCAAAGGTTGCGAGAAACTGGAAAAGTTACTGACGCAGCAAAAGCATTTGAACGATTTTTATAAATTTTGGAGTATTAAATTATGGCTACCTATCAAACGTACACCGCTATTGGTCAGCGTGAAGACCTTACAGATGTTATTTATAATATCTCACCAACCGACACGCCCATGATGAGTTCCATCGGCAAGACTAAAGCAACTGCTGTTTACCATGAGTGGCAGACTGATTCTTTGGCTAGTGCTGCTTTAAATGTGGCTGTAGAAGGTGCGACAGCATCTGACATTACTATTTCTCCTACGACTCGTGTGGGAAATCGTTGCCAGATTTCACAGAAGACAATCAAGATTTCTAACACTTTGCAAGCTGTAGATAAAGCTGGTCGTAAGTCTGAAAAGGCTTATAACTTGGCTAAAGCATCTGCTGAAATCAAGCGTGATATGGAATTGACATTGCTCAGCAACCAAGTTGCAACCAATGGTAACTCCTCTACTGCTCGTGCTTTGGGTGGTTTGCAAGCATGGTTGGCTACTAACTACTCTGGCGGCACTTCTGGCGTTGCTGGTGCATCTGGCACAACTGCTCGTACAAACGGCACTAACCGCACTTTTACAGAAGCAATTTTGCAAACTGTTGTTAAGAGCGTTTATACCGCAGGTGGCAATCCTAAAATCTTGATGGTTACTCCTGCTCACAAGCAAACAGTATCAGGATTTGCTGGTATTGCTGCACAGCGTTACATGGCCCCTACAAATGCCCCTACGACTATCATCGGGGCGGCAGATGTTTACCTGTCAGATTTCGGCACTCTGAGCGTTGTTCCCTCACGTTTTATGAACAGCACTAACTCTGCTGATGATGTTGCATATCTGCTTGACCCTGAGATGGCTGCTGTAGCTTATCTGCGTCCCTTTACAACCAATGAGTTGGCTGTAACTGGTGACAACGAATCTACACAACTGTTGGCTGAGTTCACATTAGAAGTTCGTAACGAAGCTGCACACGGCATCATTGCTGACTTGACCTAATCTTTAGGTGACTCTCAAAATGCCTCAGACTAACCCTCTGGGGCATTTCTTTTTCTAGCAAAACTGATAGAATTAGTGTATGCAAAACCCTGTTAAATTTAGAGATTCTGTAGTCCATGCTGATGGTGAGGGCGGTATTGTTATTGAGACTAAACAAGACATTACAGGAATCATTGAGCAGAACAAAAAAGAATATAACTCCTTTGATGAACGTGCTAAATGGTCAGATGAGTTGTTTGGTAACAAGATAGCATCTATACCATTTACAGTTATTGATGAACTCAATAAACAGGGCGTTATGCGTGGCTTTGATGTGATTGATGAAAAAAGATTCAAAGCGTGGTTAAACGAGCGTGATAACAGAGTTTTTAGAACTCGGACAGGAGTTGTATGAGTTTTGCTACTTACTCTGATTTACAGACTTCAATAGCTAACTATTTGGCTAGGTCTGACCTGACAAGCATCATTCCAGACTTTATTACATTGGCTGAGAATCGTTTGCGTAGAGAGTTGCGTATCCGTCAGATGCTAAAGTCTGTAACAACTAGCACAGTCTCTAGTGATGCAACTGTAGAAGTACCTAGCGACTTCTTAGAGATTCGTGATTTTGTCGTAATGACAAACCCAATTCAACCATTGAGTTATTCTAGTCCCTCATCGTTATCTAATGACCCAAGAACATCAGAAGTTGGTGTTCCTAAGTCTTACACTATCCTTGCTTCTGAATTTCAGTTAGCACCTGCACCTGATGCTGTTTATACGCTAAAGATGCTTTATTACGCTGCGCCAGCATATCTGTCTAGCAGTAACACATCTAACGTATTTCTGACTACTGCGCCTGATGGCTTGCTTCATGGTGCATTGGTTGAAGCAGAGCCTTACTTAATGAATGATGCTCGTATCAATACATGGGGTTCTATGTATGACCGAGCAATTTCTTCTCTCACTAGGTCTGATGAAAACACTCAGTATTCTGGTGTACCCCTGTCAATCAAATTAACTGCAAGGTGAAATCATGGCTGAAATGTCTAACTACTTGGAAAATGCTCTTATCAATGTGACGCTGAGAGCAACTAGCTACACAGCACCAACAACTGTTTATGTGGCTTTATACACAACTGACCCAACTGATGCTGATACTGGAACTGAGTGTTCTGGTACTAGCTACGCTCGTCAGTCTGTGACATTTGGTGCGCCTAGCAATGGTGCATCTACAAACTCTGCTGCTGTGGAATTTCCTCAAGCTGGTGGCTCATGGGGAACAATCACACACATTGGATTGCGTGATGCTTCTACGGCTGGAAACCTTTTGTATCACACAGCACTAGATGCTTCTAAGACGATTGCAACTGGCGATGTGTTCCGTATTGCTACAGGTTCTTTGTCAGTAACATTGGCTTGATATGGCTGGTACGACAGTCAATCTGACGCTTGAGCAACTTGACCAATTTGGGTCATTGGATAGCCTCACGCTAAGTTTAGACTCGTCTGATTGGAACTCGACTACACAGAAGAATGTGACAGGCCCTTGGGTGCTAGAGGGCTTAGACGCTTTCAGTTCTAGCATTGATAGCCTAGCAATTAGCCTAGATTCAGAACTATGGGCTACCGCATATTTGTGGGATGGTGTCGCAGATATAACTGCTAACGCTACTGTTGTTGCCAATGCTGAAAAGATATTTGGTGGCATAGCTTCTGTAACTTGTACGGCTACAGTAACTGCTGATGCTTCCATTGTTTATTATGGCGATGCTTCTATCACAGGAAACGCAGATGTTACGGCATCTGGTCAGCGTGTTCAGTTTGGTAGTGGTGACATACAAGGCACAGCAAGCGTAACTGCTGATGGACAGAGAATAGCAAATGGCGTTGCTAGTATTACTGGTAACGCTGATGTAACTGCTATTGGTACTAAGGTTAACTTTGCTAGTGCAAGCATTACTGGAAATGCTGATGTAAGCGCATCTGGTCAACTTGTGATTAGTGGTAGCGCAAGCATAACTGCTAATGGTGTCTGTGAAGCTAACGCACAGAGAATCCAGTTGGGCGTTGCGTCTATTACTGGTGATGCAACATTTACTGCCAATGGTGGATTGATTGCAGAAGGAACGGCAAGCGTAGATGCCAATGCGGATGTTGTTGCTAGTGCGTCTGCGATATACGCAGGGGTAGCCTCGGTATCAGGTCTAGCAACAATTACGGCTAAAGGCGTTATCCTTGGTGATAACTGGACTCCAGTAGCAGGTGACACTAATACTTGGACACCAGTTAGCACAGATTCAAACACTTGGACACTTGTTTCTAGTGACACAAACACATGGACTCCAGTATCTGCCAATGACAATACATGGACGACACAGACTCAAGGAAGTAATACATGGCTACGACAAGGGTAACATTTGGTGAGTGGATGCCTGACCAGTCAGGTATTTCTGGCTCGTTGACGGATGCCAAGAACGTGGTGTCTCAGGCTATCGGGTACGGCCCATTTCCCACGCCAGTATCATTCTCTAGCGCAGCAGCAGAGAACTTAACTTCTTTGTATGCGGCTAAAGCACCTGATAGCAATACCTATTTCTTTGCTGCTGGTCTGTCTAAGATTTACACAGTTAGCGGTTCTGGAACACTTACGCAAGTAAACACAGGATTGACAACAGGCGCAAACGATAGAGTAAGGTTTACTCAGTTTGGCAAGAGTGTCATTATTTGTAACAACGCTGAAAAGCTAAAGTCTTGGGTACTTGGTACTTCTACGACATTTGCTGAAGTGTCTGCTAGTGCGCCTATTGCCAAGTTCATTACAGTTGTTCGTGATTTTGTAGTTTGTGCCAATACGCTAGAAACGACACAGCAACAGTATCGTGTTCGCTGGTCAGCTATCAATGATGAGACTGATTGGGTAGAGAACGTAAACACTCAGTCTGATTATCAGGACATTCCTGATGGCGGTCAGATTATGGGAATCCGTGGTGGTGAGTTTGGTCTAGTTCTGCTAGAGCGTTCTATCCACAGGATGACCTATGTGGGTACTCCGTTTATATTCCAGTTTGACAATATCTCTCGTAACAAGGGATGTATGGTGTCAGGCTCAGTTGCACAATACCAAGGTATAACTTTCTTTTTGTCAGACGATGGTTTCTATATGTGCGATGGGCAACAAGTTGTTCCTATCGGTGCTGAGAAGGTAGATAGATTCTTCTTGTCAGACGCTAGTGAATCAGACTATCCAACCATGTCTGCGGCTATTGACCCTGTTCGCAAACTTGTAATCTGGAACTACAAATCTGTAGATGCGACTCGTAAACTAATGATTTACAACTTTCAGACAAAGAAGTGGACTTATGGGGATGCCAATACTGATTACTTGGGTGAAGCCTCATCTGGTGCTTCAACGCTAGAGGAATTAGATAGCATTTCTGGTTCTCTTGATGCCTTGACTACAAGTTTAGATTCTTTGCTATATATCGGTGGTAAGTATTTCTTAGGTGGAACTTACGGAACTAGGGTTTACTCCTTTACTGGCGCAAACCTTACAGGAAGCATTGCTACTGGCGACATAGATGTAGGGGCTAATTCCGTAGTGACTTTGGCTAGACCTATTGTTGACAATGGCTCTGGCTCGTTATCTGTGGCTTCACGCACATTGCTAAACCAATCTGTCACCTATGGGACTTCTACTGCTGCCGACTCTGAGAACAGGGTTTCATTGAGAAGCGCAGGTAGGTATCACAGATTAAAGCTAGTTCCTACTGGTGCTAACTGGAAAACTGCCGTTGCTGTGGATGTGGATATTACTCCGCAGGGAGTTCGCTGATGTTTAGAAGCCTACCTGCGTTTGGTGGTGACCAGAGGGCTGTAGCCGAGGTAGTCCGTGGAATCATGGACGGAAAGACCAATAACACAGGAACTTTGACTCTGGCAACTGGTGGTGCTTTAACTACCACTTTGACAGACAGAAGGATAGGCCCAGACAGCGTAATTATCTTTGTCCCTGCTTCTGCTGCTGCCTTTGCTGATTACGCACCTTATGGTGCTTTTCAAGACGGAACAGACCAGACTGTAGCTAATACAACGACTGCCTATCCTATTACCTTTGATACAACCGACTTCTCTAATGGGGTTACCTTATCAAATAGTTCTAGGTTAAATGTAA